ACCATCTTCTCTGCGCCTTTATTGATGCGCTTCGCAATCCCTTCTGAACCTTGGATTGGCTTGTCAATTGTTTTAATACTCATATCCTTTTAAGTGTTTAAATTGTTTAATAAATTTTTTTTGATTTTTACATAAAAACTCCACTGGGTATGGAACAAATCTTCGTTCAGCTTGAGAATTAACAGAAGATGTATGATGTACCCAAGAATCAGAATCTTTAAGATTTCTAAAGTGGCTATCCCAATCTTCTTGTGTCCATTTACTCCATTGATTACTTGGTATCCAATAATATTGTGCTCTGTATCCACTATAAGCACTTTTACCATTCCAAGTTTTAAAAATTACTGGATTTAAATAATCTCCTCCAAGTAATCCTACTAAATCTCCTTTTTTTATTTTGCTAACCCATTTTTTTTCAAGAGTCATAATCCCATATCCCTCCTTTCATCAGCTTCGTCTTCTAATTTAGCTTCTCTGGCTGCTTCATTGAATTCATAATCTTCAATAGGTTCTGTAAAAAATTCTCCACAGAATTTAGATTTGCATTCATATCCATCTTCATCTATCTTTAATGTAACTTCATTGTATTCATCATGTCCACAATGAGGACATACCATTTCTGCCATAATTTATTTTCTTATTGTATAACTTATTGAATCAGGATAAATAATTATATAATCCATATCTTCTAAGTTGTGTTTAATTGTAATTCGTGTTAATATATCTCCTACATTTTCATTTCTCTCACATATTATAGTATCATTAGTACAATCGCCATACCAATTAATACTATCTTCTGTAATTACATGTGTACTATAGCTATATTCTTGTATTAATTCTTGTGAATTAATAGATACTATTGTAGCTAGTATAAATATTCTAATTATCTCCATAATTTTAATTTGATTAATAAAAAGAAAAGGAACGTAGAGGATTCAAACCTCTACCCATAGCGTCAGTGCATCTGTTAACGCAGACCCGTTCCAAGAGGGAATTCCTAATCTATTTGTTTGATTAGTTCTATTGTTTCAAGAACTTGTTTTTGATTCTTTGGTAAAAAAAGGACACAGTCATAACCATGATCCATAAGGTGTTTTTTAAATAGTTTCCATTTTATAGGAAATACATCATTAGCAAAGCCTTTGACTTCTATTATCCATTTACCATTAGGATCCACAAAATCAGGGGTATAAGTTATATCTCTAATTTTGGTGGTTATGTCTATGTATCCTTTACTTTTGTGAGGTTCGACACATCTATTCCCAAAACGAAAACCTTCCATTAATATGAATTTTTTCTTTTCATATAATGATTTTATTCCTGCTTCTTCTAATTTTTTATAAGTGAATAATTCTAGTTTTGATCTAAATTTTATTCCTTTATATGTACTAGAAATTGCATTTCTAATTTTCTTGTTTTTTGGTTTCTTTTTGTATCTTCTCTTCACGACTTTGTACATTACTTAATATTATTTTTATTTGTTCGATTCTCCATTCTTTACCTCTTTGAACATGTTCATTTGCTATAAAGTCTGAAATATCTTTACTAGCCCATTGTTTTTCTAATTTAGCATTTAGGAATCCAAAATTACCACAAATTCTTTCTGCCATAGTTTGACCAGCAAAATCAGTATCATAAAACAAAATTATACAATTAAAATGACTTTTTAACTTTTCTATAGTATTTTCATCAGGCATTGTTGTTTCACTTTGAAACGCAATTGCTGGAATACCAATACTATATAAAGACATCACATCTTTTAAAGAAGATGTAATCACTAATGTTCCGTTTAATCCTTTTAACATATGAAGACCTTGAATCTGAGTTGAATTGGTATTGGAAAACCATTTTCTTTCTTTTTCAAAAGGCGCATATATTTTATACTTTAATCCAATTCTATAAGCATATGTTAGGCTTTTACATACAAACCTATTCTCATTTATCCAATAATGTGATATTGGTTCAACAAGAAACTTTTCTAATATATCCTTATTAATATTAAATTGTTTCCAAAATTTAGCATCTTCATTGTTCCATTTTCGTTTCTTTTTTTTAATAATTGTTACTTTCTTATGTTGTTCAATCGTTTGATTATATAATTTAGGTTTCCCTCTACTAATGGTTGTATTCAAATCATTGTATTTGGGACCTAAACCTAAACTAAAATCATTATCAATTATTTGTAAAGCTTCTTGAAAATTACAACTAAATTTATGAACTACATATGTAAAACAATTAAATGAGTGCTCTGGACATCCAAAGTCCTTATATAATAGTCCTCCATTCCAAGCTATAATTACGCTATCATTTGAAGTGTCTTCTCTAAATTCACTGCAAAAACGTTTACCTATTTCTGTAAAAGAATTACAATAATATCTAAATATATCATAAGGTGATATTTTCTTTAATATTACATCTGTATGTAAATAAGCTTCACTATCTCTACTTTCAATCATTATACCCAATCATCTGTTTCAGCTGGAGCTTCTTCAATATCCGGCTGTGTTACTGTTAACTGAGGTGTAAATTGTCCCCATTGTAAATCTCCTGGAAACTCTGCATTAAACCCTGAATACTCTCCATTAAGATGTTTAACAAAATAAGAATCTCCTGATCTTTGAGTTCTTCCAAAATAATGTGTATAAACATTTTGATATCTACCATCCTTAACACCAACTAATACTCTAACACGGTTAGCTGTAAGTGTTGTAACTAATTGTTTAAGTTCAGAAAGATCTGTTCCTGCAGCAATTTTATCCATAGTATCTAAATTAACTTTACCTCCACTTGCAACATTAGCCCAAGCTTTAATAAATCCAATTAACTTCTCTTCATTAGGATATGCGGGTCTAACTCCATCAGTTTTATACCACTCCCACTGAGATAAAGCTTCCTGATCTTCAGCATAAATAAATTGACCATAATTATTAACCCATTGAGTTTTATTACCATCTCTAGTTGTTTTAGGCCCATTTTCTAATAAAAATTCTATTTTAGTTGTAAGATCCGGATTACTTACCCAAAATACAACTTTAAAAACTGGTCTACCAGGTTGTATTTCTACATTATAATTAGGTTCTTGTTTAGCATTTATCCCCAGAGCATTTAATTCTGCTAATGTAGGATTAACTGCTTTAACTTCCATATTAGTTAAACCAGCCCATAATTTAATTGTGCCCAATACTTCTTTTGAGCTGTCATTACTTTCTATCATTTCTAATTTTTTTTAATTATTAATTTCATTTTCTTCATCATCAAAAGAAGTAACTTCTGTAAATTCTACTTCTACTGCATCTTCTATAGGAATTTCAGTTTGATTAGGATTTTCTTCCATATCATCTACAAATTCAAAAGGTAATTTTCTAACTTTTTTAGCTTTTTTACCTTTTAATCTAGGATCTTGAAACATTAATGTTACCATCCATTTTTCTAATCCATATTTTTCTTGAATTCCAGGTCTATCTATACCATTCTCTAGATCCTCTACGATCATAGATGTGGTAATTTTTGCTGGTGTCTCTTGTTTTACAACTTCACCATTAGTTGGTTCTTGTCCTTCAATCATTTTTTTTAAAATTTAGTTAATCAATAAATATTTCTGACCATTTCATAGGCATGGTCTTACCTATTAAATGCGGGCATCTAGTCCCACCTGTTACATCTTGCAAGGAATCAAATGAAATTATAGTCGTACCTTCTTCACGGCTAATATAACCAATTGCATCGGATCCTGCACAAGTAATTTGTTTAAGTTTTCCAGTTAGGTCAAGATCTTTTACAACCACTTCCGTTCCTTTCTTATCAACTACTTTATCCTTTAAGTGTCCAACTAAAATCACATGATCTGCTAGTTTGTTCAATTTATCTATCCATTTTTTAAAGGCTATCCTTAAATATAGGTAGCCACCGCCATTTGGCAATGATAGTATTGACATTCCAGGATACTTCTGATTAAAGTTTTTACCCATAGGAGTCTTCATATAAAGTTCTTTAGCTTCTACTTCACACCACTCTTCTAATTTAGAAATAGTATCAATTGCTACATATTTATATGGTCTCTTGTTTTTCATTATTTCTTTACCAACTTCAGTTAGTTCTTCTAAGTTAGTTACTTTAACTTTTAAAGCATCAACCATATCTGAACCATCTTCTAAATCAATAATTAAACAATTTTCTAATTCAGATAATACAGTAGTCTTTCCAATTTTAGGTGGACCATATATTATCATGTTTTTAGGCGATTTACGGGATGCCTTAATCCTTTTCTTCGGTAACTGTATAGTCTCTTTCATTTAAATTATATTTTTTTATAAGTTCTTTTTTTCTTGTTTGTAATTGTCTTTTAGAAACAGCAGAAATATGAAACATTTCATTATCACTCATTCTAAAAGGATCAGGTTTTTTTAATTTACTTATTGTTCTTGTTAAATTTTTAACTATTTCAATTGCTCTTGTTTTTTTACTCATGATTTCTTTCTTTCTTTTATTGTAAATGTTGATAATTCTGCTTGATATGGTATCATACCTAACATTCCGTCTCTATTTTTTTCCACATGACATGCTAATAATTGTATAGGATCTTCGTCACAATAAGTACCTGTAATTCCATATAGATCATGTGGTCTATTAAGTATCATAACTACATGAGCATCTTGTCCAATACTATCACCCCCAAATAAATCTGTCAGTAATGGTTGGTATTGGTTTTTTGCACGATGCTCTTGTTCTATATTTCTATTTAACTGAGATAATAAAATGTTTATAGTTCCCATTTTAGATTGCATATGCATGCATCCTTTAGATACTATATTTAATCTTTGTAACTCTGTTTCTGCTTTACCAGATATTAATCTAGAATGATCAAATACATTAATAATAGTTTTATCTGGATACGCTATAAATATACGCTCATTAGAGTTTATTATAGACTCCATACTTTTAGGATGATTATTAAAATATATCTCATACTTATTATATCTAACAGCATTAGCTGCATATTTATCAAAATCATCTTGTGATAAAGGTTTATCTAATGAATATAATTCTCCTAATTTCTTTTGCATATCTTTAGCAGCACTTCTCATTATTTG